CGATATATCAGCATTTCCATCAGATCATATCAGAGAATTGCATGATGCAGATACGGATGAAACAATCAGATGGCATGAATGTAATCGGTTCGACCCAGAGGATGAAAAATTAGCTAATGAAGCATTTACAAGAATGTCAATGGCGGTGATTCCGGGATTTAAGAAGAGAGGAGCAGACGATGAGTGAGGATTTAATCAGCAGACAGGATGCAATTGATGCGATAAATGAGTTGCATGATAGACCTAATGCGTGGCTTGATTCGGCTGTCGATACCTTAGAGAAGTTGCCATTCGCACAGCCGAAGCACGGGAAGTGGAATAAGATACACTGGAAAGCCTTCAGAAACCTATACCTTTGTTCAGAGTGTAACAGGTTAAGCGAATATAATACAAACTTCTGCCCTAACTGCGGTGCGAAGATGGAGGGATATAGCACTGTTGATGAATATATCAGATTTTGACATCGACAGTCAACGAGGCGATAGAAAACAGGAAGCTCTGAGCATGGCAATCGAAGCCTTAGAGCAGAAACAGGAATGGATTACAGTCAGTGAAAGAATGCCGGATGAAGAATTTGCTGAAGGGTTAGAAAATGGCACTATTTACGATTTATATCCACTGTTAGTAACAAGATATGCACCACACAGTCCAGTAGACCCAAAGCGGTTGTATGTAGCAAAGCACTACTACGATGGAAAAGATTTTGTGAATAATGTTGGAGATGAATGCACAGAGGCAGTGATAGCATGGATGCCATTGCCGGAGCCATGGGAGGGAGAGATTAAATGATTGTGCTGAGAGATAGTAAGTGCGAGATCAGAATTGGAATGACAAACAATTGGAGAAGAATGCATGGACTTCCAATGATTAGTACGAAGCGATGGAAGCACGAACGAAAGGATCTGCCTAAAAGGGTACGGATTGGATATCACACCAGGATTAAGGCCGGATGTGGAAGCAAATTACTAAAAAGCTGGCTTGAACAAAATGGGTTTGAATACCGAGGGAGGTTGGAAAGATGATTGAATTTAGTATGACAGAGACCCTGATCGTGGAGATGGCCCTTTCCGAATATCGAAAAAGGGACATGTGCCAGTCAGACAGGAACACTTGCGACCAGGCGTTCATGAAGCTGCAGTTGTCCAAGAAGGGACAGCAGATAAAGGAGACACTTAAACAGCATATTGGAGAATGATTATGGATTACTATCATTACCACATGTACTGCCCGTACAACACGGGGAATGATGCGAATAAAGTTTGGTGTGACGGAAACTGCCGGATCCAGTTTCCATCCATTGCGGCGTGTAGGGAGTACCTGCAGCATTATTGCGCCGATCCGGAAGGATATAAATCATGCACCATTGCACAGATGCAGGAGAAGTGTACGGAGAAAAAAATAGCGATACAGAAAGAGGTGAGGAAGTGGAAGCGAGAACAGGCAAAGAACAGGCCAAGGAAGTGAAGCTGCCGCCGATCCCGGAAGGAACGACCGTGGAATGGCTGTGGGAAAAGCTGCACCATGAGCGAGAGATGTGGCGGCAGGTGGTGGCGCAGAAGGAGAAGGAAAAAGAAGAGGGCATAGCACAGGTATACCGGGTGGCTTTCATGGTGCTGGCAAAGGTGTGTACGACCTTCGGTCACAAGAAGGGAGAAGAATACGTACTGGAGATCCAGCAGCCAAAAGGATTATGGAATGTTAAGACAACGAAGTTGAAAAGTGGAAATTACGAATTACACGCAAAAAAGATAGAGACCAGTTAGGCCTCTATTTTTTTGTCTTCCTGTAGGCTTATGAGGGGAGAAGCCTCTGCAGATCTGTGTTACATAGGCAGTATCAAGACAGAAAAGGAGACGAAAATATGATTACTGACATTAAGTCCAGAGCGATAAAAACTTTCGTCCAGGCGTTCCTGGGAACACTGATCCCGGAGGTGTGTGCGATCCTGGCCAAGGTGCTGGAGTTTGACTGGGACAAGTGGTACGTGTACGTGATTCCGCTGATATGTGGTGCGCTGAGTGCAGGGATCTCTGCGGCGTGGAACACCATCCAGAATAGCCTACAGGATAAGCAGGGGTAAACATGTGCAAATGGCCATGGGATGATCTTGAATACGAATATGTCACCGGAGACATAAGTTACAGAGAATTGGCAAAGAAGCACGGGATCCCATTTTGTACAATCGCCGATTACGCGAAAAACCACTCATGGAAGGCAAAACATGACGAGCATCATGACAATGCTATGGCTGAAGCCTTACAGAATTCCATCACACAGGATTCAGTTAGATTGGCAGAACTCAAGGATAATGTGCTGCAATCTGCTGTGCTTCTGTCGCGGATGATAATGGCAGACCTGAAGGTGAAGCACTCTATGAAACCTTATGAGTATGGCCATTACGCAGGGACGCTGAAGATGCTGTATGAGTTTGTTCCCGGAGAAGTAGATGAGAACGCTCTCGAGGGCGGCCTGTGCTTTATGCCGCTGCAAACTGACGAAGATGAAAAATCATAACCGCACTTAATAAGGGGGAATGAATATGGAAATTTGGAAACCGATTGAGGGAACTAATGGAAGGCTTGAGATAAGCAGCGAGGGAAGAGTGAAGTCAAATCTAAGAGATGGAAGAATCCTTAAAGTCACAAAAGACAAAAAAGGATATTTAAGGTTAAGGGTAACACTCGACAGAATAAAAAAATGCTATAAAGTGCATCGCCTTGTGGCCTGTGCGTTTTTGGATAACCCGGACAACTTACCACAAGTGAACCACAAAGATGGCAATAAGCAGAATAACTCAGTAAACAATTTAGAGTGGGTAACTAATTATGACAATGCTCGTCACGCCATGAAAAATGGTTTATGGGACAACTTGATTGCCGCCTCACGCAGGGAGAATGACAAAAGAAAAACGCCAGTGATTGCAATTGACATCACGTCTGGAAACAAAATCAGATTCGAATCGATCCACGCCGCAGAAAAAGCACTAGGAACCAAACACATTACAGATGTCATAAAGGGGAAAAGGACTATGGCAAAAGGATTTAGATTTGAAAGGGGGTGATTCAATGGCAGGCATAGTATGGCAGCCTCAACCTAAGCAAGAGGCTTTCATGCGTCGGAAAGAATATGAGGCACTTTACGGCGGCGCCGCCGGTTAGGGCGGCGGCAAGTCCGAGGCCCTGGTGATAGAAGCTCTCCGGCAAGTATCAATCCCACACTACAAATGTCTGATACTCCGAAAGACATTCCCACAGCTGAGAGAACTCATAGATAAAAGCATTAACTACTATCCGAGGATCTTTCCCAAAGCGAAATACAACGCAGGCAACCACACATGGACCTTCCCTTCCGGAGCAAAGATCATTTTCGGATCCATGAACCGGCCGCAGGACAGGATCCAGTACCAGGGACAGGCGTATGACGTAGTTATGTTTGATGAGCTGACACATTTCACGTGGGAAGAGTACAGCTATCTGTTTTCTCGGTGCAGACCGAATGGCCCAGGGACAAGGTGCTACATCAGATCTACGGCGAACCCTGGAAATGTGGGCCATGGCTGGGTGAAGGAAAGATTTATCACGGCCGGATCTCCGATGGAGACGATCTGGTATGACGCTGAGTACAGAGATCTAAAGGGTGAGGAACACGTAGTCCGACGGTCCAGAGTATTCGTGCCATCAACAGTCTTTGATAATCAGATCCTTATGCAGAACTCTCCGGAGTACGTGGCAGCCCTTGCATCAATGCCTGAAGCAGAAAAGAATGCGCTGCTGTACGGAGACTGGGACACCTTCTCCGGCCAGGTGTTTGTGGAATGGAAAAACGACCCCAAACATTATGCAGACAAGAAATGGACGCATGTCATCGATCCGTTCGACATACCGAAGCATTGGCCCATATGGTGCGGCCTTGACTGGGGATACAGCAGGCCATTCTCTGTACACTGGTACGCAATCGGAGACGAGCGCGAGATGTACGGCATCAGGGAACTGTATGGATGCACCGGAGAACCGAATACCGGGGTTAAGCAGGAACCGACCTATGTGGCACAGATGATACGGCAGATAGAAGCTGAAGATCCGAACCTTAAAGACCGAAAGATCCTGCGAGTAGGAGACCCGGCTATATGGGCGTCACAAGGAACCGAGAGCATCGGCGCACTGATGGAACGTGAGCGAGTGTTTTTTGAGAAGGGAAACCATGACCGAATCAACGGCAAAATGCAATGCCATCACCGGCTTGCATTTGACGAAAGAGGCTTCCCGATGTTCCAGGTATTCAGCACTTGCAAACACTTCATCCGAACCGTACCAAACCTGGTATATGACGAGACGAACGTGGAAGACATCGACACGGATGGTGAGGACCACATCTATGACGAGTGGCGATATGTCTGCATGGAGAACCCAATAGCAGCAAGAATCAAGCAGATCCCAATGCCAAAACCGTACGATCCATTAGATCCGCTGGACAACTATTACAAACCCAAAGAAACCGATAGATATGATTTCTATCGGCACTACTAGGAGAGATAAAGATATGCCAACTATACCAAGAAGACCATTCGACTTCCGGCAGGAAGAAGCGGCTGTCCCGGAAGCCAATCAGCAAACCGAATCCATGAGAACTGCTGCCAGTCCGATCCAGGACGAAAATCAGGAGATGATACAGCAGGGAGCATGGAATCAAAACCAACCACAAGGGCCGGAACCGATGCCGACATATGATCAGAGCATCGGCGTTGGAACCGTCATCACCGAGGCAGAGCCGCAGGAAGAGACCTTCCGGAGCCGTGTAATCGGTGTGGAGCAGATCCACGATGCACGCGCGATCATGCAGAAGTATCGGCAAGCAAAGGCCTACCTGGACAATCGAGTTATCGAAGAGGAAAAGTGGTGGGAACTCCGGCACTGGGATGTCATTAACATGAGCCAAACCGAAGAGGAACGACAGAAGGCGAAACTCAGACCGAGACCGACCTCTGCCTGGCTGGTTAACTCCATCATCAACAAACATGCTGATGCTATGGACAACTATCCGGAGCCATTAGTTCTGCCCAGGGAACTGTCGGACGAGCAGTCCGCTAATCTGCTGTCCAGCATTCTTCCTGTAGTCATGGAGTACAACGATTTCAAGCGCGCGTACTCGGACAATTGGTGGGAGAAGCTGAAACACGGAACCGCTGTGTATGGAATCTTCTGGGACAGCACCAAGGAAAATGGCTTGGGTGATATCAGCATAAAGACTGTAGATATAACCAAAGTGCTGTACGAACCCGGTATTACAGACATCCAGGACAGCCGGAACGTCTTTATATCCGAGCTGGTGGACACCGATCTGCTTGATCAGATGTACCCAGAGCATGCCGGCAAGATGTCAGGATCCGGGGCAATAGATGTTCCGCAGTACATGTACGATGCTCAAGTTGACCTAAGTGAGAAGTCTACTGTTGTTGATTGGTATTACAAAAAGCATGATTCATCCGGAAGAACCGTCCTGCACTATGTCAAATTCTGTAATGACGAGGTCCTGTATGCCTCAGAAAACGACCCAAAATATGCGGACAGAGGATTTTATGATCATGGAAAATATCCGCTCGTTTTCGATGTTCTGTACCCACAGAAAGGCACACCAGCAGGCTACGGCATCGTCTCGATCTGCCGGGATCCGCAACTGTATATTGACGAGCTGTCATCCAACCTGCTTCAGTCATCCATGATGGGATCCAGGAAAAGGTTTATTGTATCGGATTCTGCGGACATGAATGTCGAGCAGTTTGCGGATTGGAACAACGAAATCATTAAGGTCTCTGGCGCTGTAGGCGATGATAGATTCCGTGAAGTGCAGATTAATCCACCATCACCGATATACGCTCAGATATTGCAAATGAAGATCGATGAGATGAAGGATACGTCCAGCAACCGTGATGTAAACGCCGGATCTACCTCTTCGGGCATCACAGCAGCGGCCGCAATTTCAGCCTTACAGGAAGCCGGAAACAAAACTTCAAGGGACATGATTGGCAGATCCTATGACCGCTGTGCAGAGATATATTCTCTGTGCATCGAGCTGATGCGACAGTTCTACGATGAGACAAGAGCCTTCCGGGTAGCTGGAAACAACGAGACAGAATATCAATTCGCACAGATCAGCAACGCCCAGCTGCAGGAGCAGCCGGTAGGTGTAGGCCCGGATGGGCAGATCCTTTTCCGCAGACCGATCTTTGACTTGAAGGTAAACGCCCAAAAGCGGAATCCATTCAGCACGATGGAAGGCAATCAGAGGGCGCAGGAACTGTACGGCATGGGATTTTTTAACCCTGAGAGAGCGCAGGAAGCCATGGGTGCGCTGGAAATGATGGAGTTTGAGGGTATCGACCAGGTTAAGAGAACTGTGAGAGAGGGACAGACCCTGCTTAACATCGTACAGCAGCAGATGCAGGTGATTAACCAACTGACCGGAGCCATGGGTTTGCCCCAGTTCCAGGGACAGATCCCAGGGGCAGGTATGGCAGCCCCTGCACCACAGCAGGGCGCACCGGCTGGTGGTAGAGCAGACGCAGCATTGCAGCCTAAGACCACTTCTTACCAGCAGAGGCTTGCGAAACGGTCAACACCGGACATGAGCCAGGCTAACACGGAAGCCGCAAACCCAGCAAGGAGATGAGCAGAATGACAGAGATTACTGCAACCAAAAACAACAAGCACTACAAGATTCTTGTTGAGAATCATGCTAACAGCCAAGAGGTATGTGCCGCTGTATCCGGTCTGATGTACTGCCTGGAAGGAACACTATGGAACCAGGATCAGGCTTACTGCCACTACTCCAAGTTAGAACCGGGCTATGCGATGATTGAGTGCATTGCTGGCAACGAGTTTGTGGAAGAGGATTTCCGGTGTATCACTATCGGCCTATTGCAAATCCGGGAAGCCCATCCGGACGAAGTGGTTATGATTCAAAATATTTTTTAATTTGCTATGCGTTTGAGGGGAGATAACATATCCCTTTTGCGATACAAACGGATAAAACGACCGGGCAACGTATCCCGAGAGGAAGGAATTTCCAAATGACAAAAACATTATATCTTATTCCGGCAGTCCTCAATCTATTCGAAGGAGAAGCCGGAGCAACGGGCGAAACAGCTCCTGCCGCCGGGGAGCAGACGGGCGAGAACATACCGCAGCAGCATGACGCCGATGCAGCAGCAGAACGCACACAGGCTTACAACGACTTCCTGAAGGATTACAAAGACTTGGATGACGCCAGGGTACAGAAGCTGATCAAGGGACGTCTGAAGGGCGCGAATGATCAGATTCAGAACCTGCAGCAGAGTGTTGATTCCTATCAGCCTTTACTGGACAGACTTCAGACCAAGTACGGAACCGCAGATGTAAATGAATTGATAACTGCAATGGATTCAGACGCCACTCTCTGGGAGAGCGAAGCTGATAAACACGGGATGACAACCGATCAGTACATGCAGTTCCAGCAGCTACAGCTGAACAATCAGCAGCTGATCCGACAGGAGCAGATCCGGCAGGAACAGGAAACACAGCAGAGACAGGTGAATGAATGGATGTCTGAAGCAGACAGCATCAAAGCTACCTATCCGGACTTTGATCTGCTGCAGGAAATCCAGAACCCGGAATTTGTCGCACTGCTGAACAACGGCGTTCCAATGGAGCATGCCTACAAGGTTATGCATCTTGACGAAATCACCCAGGCAGCCGCAATGAATGCGGCAGCACAGACCGAAAAGGCTGTGACCGATAATGTCCGGGCGAGAGGGACACGGCCTGTAGAGAACGGATCCAGAAGCCAGAGCGCGTTTGTCACCAAAACTGATGTAAACAATCTTACCAATCAGGACATGGATGATCTGATTCGGCGCGCTGCAATGGGCGAGATAATCACCCTGAGACAGTCATAACACAGCATCGATCATCATCGTCCTGGGAATAGGAGCATGATAATGATGATCAAACTAATCAAAGCGGTTCTGAACCTGTTTGACCCCACATACGTTCAGACCAATAAGACAACCGATACCACGGCAACCACCGGAAACGACCTGTCAGTGGAAATGAAAACTTTTTACGATAAGCAGCTGATTCGTATGGCAGAACCGGAACTGGTACATGATCAGTTCGGACAGAAGAGGCCTATCCCTAAGAATGGCGGTAAAACCATTGAATTCCGTAAATACGCTTCCCTGCCGAAGCTGACCACTCCGCTGTCTGAAGGTGTAACTCCTGCCGGACAGAAACTGGACGCAACCGCCATCACTGCTACTGTTGGACAGTACGGTGGATTCATCGAACTGTCTGACGTACTGATGCTGACTGCCATTGATAACAACCTGGTTGAGGCTACCAACCTGCTGGCATCTCAGGCAGGCCGGACTCTGGATACCATCACCAGGGACATCATCACAGCAGGTACCAATGTTATCTATGCTAACGGCAAGTCTGCCAGATCTGCGCTGGCTACCAACACAGACAAACTGACAGTTAAAGATATCCGGAAGGCAGTTAGACAGCTGAAGCTGTTCAACACTCCGAGAATCGGCGGCTACTATGTAGGCATCATTCACCCAGACGTTGATTTCGACCTGATGGACGATCCGGACTGGAAATATCCGCACCAGTACGTGGACACTGCCAACATCTACAACGGCGAACTTGGATCCATTGCCGGCGTACGTTTCGCCGAGACTACAGAAGCCAAGGTCTTTACGGCCGCCGGTGCATCCAGTGCGAACGTATACGCAACAATGATTCTCGGACAGAACGCCTATGGCGTTACCGATATTGCCGGTGGTGGTCTGCAGCACATCGTAAAACAGCTTGGTTCTGCCGGTACAGCTGATCCATTAAAATTAGTGGCCTAACACAGAAATGTGTTTTGAAAACCTCGTGAACTCAGGGAAACTCTCATTGAGACAATCCTGATCCAAGCCTCTACTGAGGAAGGAGCAACGACTATCCCGGAAGGGAGTACACGCAAGCGCGTGGAAGTGCGAGGCATCCGAAAGGATGATGATATAGTCTGATCTCTATGGCGACATGGAGCAGCCGAAAGGCGGTACAAGCGTAGCGAACTTGTGCGAACGGAAATGTAAATCAGCGTGCAACCGTAGGCTGGAAGGCCATTAAGACTGCTGTACGACTTGTGGAGCAGTACATGGTACGTATCGAGTCGACTTCGTCATTCGCAACCACCGAAACGAACTGAGATTAACTAATTATCCCGGGGGCGTTCTGCCTCCGGGAATATCCAATGAAAGGAGCCACATATATGGCAACCAAAACAACGGAAGAAAAGAAAACTGTAGATACTAATAGCAAGGAATATTGGGAAGAAAAGATCCCGTATACCATTCCCTTTGATCGGAGTGACAACAGCGATGTCTTTGTTGCTGTTAACGGGAAATCTTATCAGATCCAGCGAGAAGTAGAAGTGATGCTTCCCAGAAATGTGGTAGAGGTGCTGGAAAACTCTCGCCGGGCTGAGTATGAGGCATACAAACGGCGCAGACAGCTGTCTGACGAATATGCAAACGATGCGAAAAAATATAGGGTGTGAGATCCTCACGCCCTTTTGTATATGACAGGAGAAGTATTAAAATGATTATTCAAGGCACGAATCTTCCGATCATCCTGGAATGGGATGACATCAATGACGCACCATTTGCGGATCTTTCTGTATCCCTGCGTAACGAAATAGGCGAGCTGAAACATTGGACACTCGATGACTGCGTGGTGGAAGACGATGGCCTGCATATTGAATGCCCAATCACACAGGAAGAATCAATGAATTGGGAAGAAGGCCCTTGCAGAATAGAAGGCAAATGGCATGACGCCCAGGGAAACATCAGCAATATGCTGGTATTCGATCAGATCCTGCACTGGGGCGACAAGACAAATCTTTAAGGAGAACTAACACATGAGTACAGCAGATAGACTACTGGCAAAAGCAATCCATGCACCGGATCATTTACTTAACAATACTATAATTCGCAGAGGCTACTCCCCGTATATCAACGAAGATACCGGTACATGGTATGTCTGGTACGAAGAAGAAAATGGATATGTAGACAGCGGCGTACAGGCAAACTTCTCCAATGGTCTGATTGCCCCGGCTTTTGATGCATATACAGATTATATAATCGGAGACCATGTCATCTATGGAAACCAGCTTTGGAGATTTACGGCAAATCATGAAGCCGGGGAGTGGCTTGGCACAGATGCAGAAGCTGGTACCGTAGCTGATGCATTGGCTTATATGAGGGATTATCTTGCCAATTTGGATGTGCAGGATGAAATCAATGTCAAGCTGGACATTATGGCCGGAGATGGATCCCTTGGAGAGGCATGTCAGCCACAAATAGCAGATGCGGCCGGCGATTGGCTAGCAGAACACATCACCCAGGAAACTGGATATGTAATTGACAATACACTCACTATCAGCGGCGCGGCGGCAGATGCTAAAGTAACAGGGGACAAAATAGGAAATTTAAAGAATGAATTAAAACGCAATGGAATATCTTATGAGGCTGATTCATGGGTTAACGGTTATCGAGTCCAAACGGGTGCTGATACTGTCGGAAGTCCGACAGCTTCAGCATCATGGAGATACCTTGACGTGCCTTGCGTTGAGGGAGATGTTTTTTATGTGTCAACAGTAACAGATAGTTTTTCTGGATATAGACCGTGGGCTTTTGCAGATGCTAATGGGAATATATTACTCAAAGGTGATACATCTGAATCAGTATCAGACATTAAAATCATTGCACCATCCAATGCTGTCAGACTTGTTGTTAATGACCATGATCAATATAATACACAAGCATGGACTGGCAAGTGCTACAAAAACGAACCTGTCATTGATGTTATAAAAGATATTTCCTCAAATCAGGATAAAGGAGAATTAAAAATTGATGGCACGGTTGTTAGATTAGGACAACTCACAACTAACACCAACATGATTGATATAACTAGCGGTTTTGCACTTACAAATGCTTTTATATCAAATACAAATGGTGCGGAATATGCGGATGATAGATTCAGAGTAACTGATTACTTGAACATCTACCAATATGCGGATTTGTTTATCACGGCATATGCACCATATGGTTCTAACTGTTTCTGGGCGATTTATGATTTTGGCAAGAATTATCTTGGATATTTCAGAGGTTCACCATCAGCAGTACAGACTATCACTGATTATCATTTTTATATTAATGATATTCTGAGTAATTATCCGACCGCTATGTATGTACGGTTTTGTAGCAGTATTATCAACGACCATGAATTAGTAATAAAGCGTCCTGCGGGACTTTCGGAGCTGCTTTTGCCGTGGACAGGTAAGAAATGGGTTTGCGTCGGGGACAGTTTAACTGAATCGAACAGACGCACAACAAAAAATTACCATGATTATGTCGCAGGAGCTACAGGAATAACTGTTATTAACCTTGGTGCAAGTGGAAGAGGATATAAAAACCATTCTTCTGTTGATGAAAAAACATTTTATGACGTGGTATCTGATGTGCCTGTTGATGCGGATGTTGTGACAATTTTCGGAAGTGGTAATGATTTAAGACATGGGTATACCCTTGGAGATGTTACAGATACCGGCACGACAACAATATGTGGATGCATTAACACAACTATTGACACGCTTATAGCCAGATTCCCAACAGTACAATTAGGTATTGTAGCGCCTACACCGTGGGAAGATTACAATCCTGCAATAGCTAATAATCCAATGGAACAATATGTCGAATCATTAAAAACTATTTGTAGAAATAGAAGCATACCATTTTTAGACTTATATCATTGTTCCAATTTACGCCCGTGGACCGCAGAAGGAAGGACAGCTTGTTATTCTAAAGATGATGGCGGTGGTACACATCCAGACGAGGCAGGGCACAAGTTAATAGCACCAAGATTTAAAGGTTTTCTTGATACTCTTTTACTGTAACTTAAAGTCATAAAAGAAGAAAGGAAAAATCTACGATGATAAGGTAATTAACTTTAAACACCTGAAACATTAACTATAACATTAACTATAAATTTAAGGACGAAAAATATTTTTTATAAAACATTCATTTGAGGGGAGAACCATCCCCTCTTTTTTATTATTCTGCGATTGAAAGCTGAAACAAAGAGAACAAACAGAGGTATTAAAGATGGATAACACTGTCATCGTATCACTTATTGCATTAGTCGGAACGATCATCAGCGGAATAGTTTCCGCGATTATTTCAAACAGTCTGACCAAGTACCGGATCGGACAGCTGGAGAAGAAGGTTGACAAGCATAACAACCTGATCGAGCGAATGTACAAATGCGAGGGTGAGATTGACACTATCCAGCACGATATAAAAAACCTGCAGAAAGGAGCATAATCCATGAGATACATCAAGAAGTTAATCCCTGCAAAAACATATGTGGAAGGCGCGCTGAAACTTCTCCAGCGGAACCTGGAGTATATCAATCGTGCGCCGTACAATCTGGGCTATTGCCACAACGATGGACACATCAGCGGCGACTGTTGGTGCATAAACCCGAAGGTCATGGTATGGAGTATCGGTATTGGGAAGCCAGTATGGGAGAATCACACGCCTGGATTTTACTACTACACAGACGGAATCAACGCCACCGGCCTTCCTGACTGGGACGGGCAAAGCATTCTGAATGGATACTGTGAGGACATCAGCTTCAAGAAGATGCTGTCCGATAAGATTGCTCCTGCGTTACTGTTGAATGGTAATGCCACCCACATGGGCGCATACATCGGAGAATTCCAGATGCATGGGAATACATACAATGTCACGGAATTTACTCCGGCCAGTGGAATATCTCCGTACATGCATTCCTATGTTGACGAAAACGGCGGCAGATATACCTGCAAAGGCGGCCGGTTAATCTCTAGGTGGGCAAGAGCTGGAAAGATGGTTGGAATTATAGATTACACAGACAAAGGCGAAATCATGCCGACCCCGCAGCCGAGCAAGCCGTATTCCATTGACAACTTAGCAGTACATATCATGCGCGGTGACTTTGGATCCGGAGAAGCAAGAAAAGACGCAATAAAGAAACTTGGGTACACAGATGCGGAAATTCAGAAGGCCCAGGATATTGTTAACGCCGTATACGCGAAGAAAGACATTGATGTTCTTGCCTGCAACCTGGCAATGAAATTTATCTCCGGTGAGGCCGGTGACGGTGTGACAAGGCGCCGGCAGTGGATTGCTGATAACTATCCGAAGTACGACACGGAAACCCTGTTCCGCAAGACGCAGGACAAAGTGAACGATTACCTGTCATAATTATGTATGTGTATTATAACCCAAATCCAGCAGGAAGACATGTAGGTGATTGTTCCGTGAGGGCAATCTCCAAAGCCTTGGATGTGGACTGGGAAACAGCTTACGATCTGATTGCAGACGCTGGCTATAAAATGGCAGACATGCCCAGTAGTAATGCCGTGTGGGGCGCGGTTCTACGGCAACACGGATTTTATCGTGAGACAATTCCGAATACCTGCCCGGATTGTTACACAGCTGAAGATTTCTGCAGGGATCATCCGCATGGCACATATGTGCTGTGTACCGGAAATCATGTGTTTACGGTACAAAATGGGAACGTCTATGACAGCTGGAAGAACTCCTGGCTGAGATGGGCAATTAACTGTAGCTTATATCAACGGCGCAGCGCATAGGAAGATCTTTTTCATGATACCTCCTCGTGCGTTGCGCCAATTTTTATATAAGGAGAAAAACATATGCGTGTAAGCAGAGCAATTGACATAGCAAACTGGATGCGGCCCAACACTCTGCCGAGGGAAGACCTGAAAAACTGGCTGTGGGAGCTGGATATCGAGTTTGCAGAAATGATGGGACAGGATGCGCCGGAGTGGGACGAACTGGACGACCCGGAACTTCTGATACCGGACCCAAAGAGTAATGTATATCCTCTTTATCTTCTTCCCCATATAGACCACATCCAAGAGGAGACAGATCTATATCAGATAGATATGATTGAGGCAAACAGGGCATTAGCTGATGTTAAGGCCTGGTGGAGACGGAACAACACCGGAAACACAGACGCAAAAATCAAGGGGGTATGGATATGATTTATCCGGAGATCCGGACGCCGGTACAGAAACATAAATCCCAGGAACTTCAGATGCAGGGAATCAATCTGACGGATAACTATACGGACGGGCAATTGGAGTCCAGCAAGGGGATTAATACGGACCGGTTTCCATACATCACAACAGATGATCAGCCGGAAGAAACTTATACCGGAATTTCAGAAGGGTATAAACCGATTTCCATGTTCGCATGGGAAAAACTGTTTGTGGTATCCAATGAACCCAATGACAGCGAAACCGGCTTCAAATGTTATTACGGTGGTGAATACTGCGGCGATGCTGTATCTGCAGACATACCCAAACAGTATGCTGTCATTAACAGTAAGCTGGTGATGTTTCCGGATAAAGTCTATTTCAACCTACTTGACAATGAAATGAAATCTCATCCGATCAGTACCGCTCCGCTTTTGATGAAAGTGACGGCTGACAAGATTGAGTATAGAAAGGCGGCAACCTGATGGCGACAAGTGGAAGCTGGAGCAATTGGATACTTAATGCAGGCGCAGGTGGAACCGTCATGTTTAACGGAACCTGGAGTGTCAGCATTTCCAGGGGCGGCACAAGCAACAAAGCAACGATAACCGTCACGGCTAAAGTGAAGTCCCTGTCCGGCGATTATGCTGATTACCGTTTGTATGTCAATGGATCCAAGGTAAAAACGCATTCCGGATATCATGCACTGAATTCAACTTATACCCTGAAGTATTCGTATGAAGTATCGGCAAAGGATGCCGGGGGGACGGTAACAGGCAAGGTTTACATTAAGACTGCCGCAGGAAGCTATTCCAGCAACAGCAGTACCGGATCCTATTCACTGACCTATGGGGCAAAGACGCATTACACTGTGGCCTACAATGCCAATGGCGGCAGTGGTGCGCCTGGATCACAGACGAAATACTACGGTACAAACCTGACGCTGTCCAGCACGAAACCTACCCGGAACGGATACACGTTCAAAGGCTGGGCAACTTCATCCGGCGGTGCGGTAGCTTATAATCCCGGCGCAACCTATTCGGCAAATTCCGGCGTAACACTGTATGCAGTATGGCAGGCCAATGCCACATATACTGTTACATTTGACGCGAATGGTGGAACCGGAGAACCTGCGGAACAGAGTGGATACTCAGGGACTACGATCACGCTGTCCAGCACAAAGCCTACCAAGGCTTCTGAATCCAAGCAGGTGACGATCACCTACGAAAAGGTGGAAGATGAGGCAGAAATCAGCAAGGCGACGGACACAATCACAAGGACCACCAGCTACACTTTCAAATATTGGAACACCAAGGCAGACGGCAAGGGAACGGCATACAATGAAGGAGCGACCCTGAAACTTACCGAAAACATTACGTTGTACGCAATCTGGACTTCCAGCACCAGCGGATCTGCAACACTTCCGACCGGAACCCTGGAGCAGTATACACTGAGCGGCTGGAGCCGATCCGAGGATGATATCAACCTGGTATCCAGCCCATACGCAACAGATGCGGATGTCACGCTTTATGCAATCTGGAAACCGGATGGAACTGGTGGAATGCTGCGCTTCTTCACTGCTGACGAACACGCCTCTGAAGTATTTACGGCAGGAACCAAGGTGCGTTTGGTTGGAATAAAAGACCGGGAAAACGATGGGATCTATACAATTGAATCCGTCAGTCAGAAAGAGATCAACGGGCAGTACCGGGTTTCCCTGATATTTACGGAAGACTTTCAGCTGTCCGGATCCCAGATGGGTGAAGAACTTTCCCTGGAGATCTACGGTGAAGGGAACTATGTCCCGGACATGGACTATATCTGTGCAAAGGATAACCGGCTTTGGGGATGCTCTTCCCGGATGCGGACAATATACGCCTCTGCATTGGGAGATCCGACCGACTTCTGGACCTTTGCCGGTGATTCCCTAGATGCGTACCAGGTGGCAGTAGGAACTCCGGGCAACTTCACCGGATGCGTGGCAATGAATAACAATGTGCTTTTTTTTAAGCAGCATGTCATCCATAAGATGCTTGGCAACTATCCGGCAGAATATGCCTTATATACCTACGATACGGACGGCACTTCTGAAAGCAATGGTCTGTCTGCTGTGAACTGCAACGGAACTATCATCTATGTGTCCGAGCATGGACTGGCTACTTATTCCGGATCTTCGTCAGGGATACTGTCCAAGGATCTTTCCGAGGGTGGCATGAGCGATGCGCTGGCCGCCTTTGATGGAGAACAGTATGCACTTCATTACACCGATGCGAACGGAGAACCAAGGACCTATATATACGATACCAGGTACAACGTATGGATTCAGAAAGACTACGGCGATGTCCTTGGGCTGGCACATATGAACGATCAGAATTATGTGCTTGTTGTTGGCGAGGATACAAACCGTGTGCTGCGAGTAACCACAGGACTTCCCCTGGACGGCGAATGGGAAATTATATTCAAACCGTTCTACGAAGTATCCTCCGGGAATTGGGGAAGCACATCCCACGTATTCGAAAAGAAACGGTATTGGGGCCTGACCCTGCGGACAGAACTGCCAAAGGATTCCTGGATAAAGGCTGAGATCCGGACGGACGGTGAAAGATGGAAACCTGTTGCCAGGGCGTCAGGCCGGAAAGACCGGGTGCAGGACTTCGTGATTCGTACCGGCCGGTGTGACAAGATGCAGCTGAGGCTGTCCGGATACGGGCCGATGACGATCCTTGCTATGGAGCGGAATTACACAGAAGGGAGCCGAAGATGAATTCTATCATGCCCGATGAGATCAGAAATATCGATCAGATGCAAGTGCCGGATCAGATCCGGACCGTGTATGACTATATCAAGTATATGCATGAACAGATTGAATTCTGGGGGTCTGGACGAGGAAAATCTATGCAGTCCATGGAACAGCTGATGAAACAGGGATTTATTCATGCCGGAGATAACATCAATGTAGGTGCATATAACCAGTACATCGGCACAATGAGGGCAGGGGAACTCCGGTTTATGATACCGATATCGAAGCCAATTCTAGCGGCAGAAGCACAGCTGTATGCTGTGAATCCGGGATCTGAACAAGTTAACCTGGCATTCAATGGAACGCTGTTGAATTTATCTTTTTCAGATTTCAGTTCTATCAATACACAAATCAGTGACATGGGGGTATCCGTCAGGATGACGTTTAACAGCACACCTTCCGGATTAACCAATGGAACACTGGTAGGAATACAGACAACGGCAATTAGGATGCAATTTACATAAGGAGAACAGAACAATGGCATGGAGCGGAACCTACAGCACAAAGATTGTTAAGAAACTCAATGACCTGTCCAATGCAAAATACGATCCGGTTTACGATAAGCAGATCAACAGCACTGCCAATCAGATCAGTAACTACGGACCGTACACAAGCCGGTATCAGCCGGACATCGATAACATTACCGGACAGATCAATAACTATGGTACGTACAACTCTAAGTATCAGCCGTATATCGATGATTATAGCAACCGAATCGCCAACTGGGACTACGATCCGGATAGTGATAAAAGCTATCAAGCATATAAGCAACAGTATACCACAGCCGGACAGAAGGCTATGAGGGACACCCTTGGTCAGGTTTCTGCCAGGACTGGCGGCCTTGCATCGTCTTACGCAGGATCTGCGGCCCAGCAGACTTATGACGGGTATATGCAGCAGCTGGCGAGCATGATTCCTCAGTTGGAGCAAAATGCTTATAACAGAGCAACGAACACACTGAACATGTATCAGGGATTAGATCAGACGGATTATGGACGTTGGAGAGACGCGTTGACGGATCTTTATAACCGTGGCAACTACCTGAACGGCCTGGATCAGACCGAGTACGGAAGATGGGCAGACAGGCTTCAGGATCTGTACAATCAGAACGGCATGTACCTGAACATGGATTCTAATCTGTACAACCGGTTCCTGGGCAATCAGCAGATGGGATATGACCAGCTGTCTGCAATGCAGGACTACAACGATTGGGAATATCAGATGTGGCAGGATGAGTTAGCCCGGGCAGCAGCTGCAGCGAAAGGCTCCGGTGGTGGAGGCCGAGGCGGCGGTGGCCGTGGTAGAGGTGGCTCCGGTGGATCCGGATCTTCTTCAAGCAACAGCGGACAGGCAGTGACTCCGACTGCAGGTACAGCCACAGGTGCAGCTGCAGCAGCATTGAACAAGGCCTACTTAAATCCCACGACGCTGATGAATCCATATCTGAACAACACATATACATATGCAACTCCTGCACAAACCAGGGCAATGGCATTAGAGGCAGGCGGATCACCTGTAAATGCACTGAAAAAACTTTTGAACAAGAAATAGCGTAGAAGGAGAATCCAATGGCTAACTTTAACTTTTACGATCAGATTGCAAGAAAGAAAAAAGAGGAAGAGGAAGCGAAAAAAGTTTCCTCTTCTGCTGTATCTGGAACGCCGAAACCGCAGTCAAATGCACAAGCGGGAGCGGTTTCTACGGACTCAGGGTTGTATTATAGTCCGTTTGCCAATAAGCAGATGAAGAGAGCGCATGAACAGGCGACAGCCAGCAGGCTTGTTGACACATTTAATGCTTCATCCGCAGCGGCTTATCAATCCGGTGATTTCAATCCCAAGTCATATCTTCGCGATTACAATTCAATGATGAACACGTTGAAGAAGAACGCGACCGGAAACAATAAAGAGTTTAGCAACAGGCTGCAGAATCGTCTTACGCAGACCCGGAATACCCTTATGCCGGACGTGGCTGCTGCTGAGAACCTGCGGAATAATAGAAGCACTCCGGCACTCATCGAAGACCGGGGCATGGTGACAAGCCTTCCGAACGGCAAAGTAAATCCGGCGGCTTATCAGCAGTTGCAGGATCTTGCGAAATCCCGTGTTACTCAGTTCCAGCCGAAGGGACGGACGCAGGGAATCTTTGCGCCGCTTATAGACGCGAAACCACAGAGAGAAAATGAGATCCGAAACAGGGCTTTCTATACCGGCATTGGGGGATCCTTGGACAACATGTCCAGAGGGGATCTGTTAAGGATGCAGGCCCAGTTTGATTATTACAACAAGAATACGCCTAAATCATTTAATTCTGGTTATGCACCGGATCAGAACCGGGCGCAGAGCATTGCCAACGGTCCGGGCAAGGATACTGCTGTTAACTACTCCGGCAATGTGAATCTGTCAGACTACCTTCAGCCGAACGAAATAACGAACTTCCTGAATCTTCCGGACGAACAGTCAAGAAGACAGTACCTGATTGACGCCGGATATGCTGACGCAGTTATCGATCAGGTCATGAGCGCAGGTGTACAGCAGAATCAGAGTCCGTTCGCAACATCCAACACATCTGCACAGGACTACACATCAAGGCAGAGATCTCCACTGCTTTCTGACAACCTTTTCAGCAATGCACTGGAACAGCTTCAGACGGAATGGAATAACCGGGAGTTTCAGCAGAGATATGCGAACACCTACCTGAATGAAGATTTCGATCAGAACAATCAGTATATACAGAGATTCACACAGCCAGTACCATCCTATGCCGATGACAATGCCAGAAACAATCTGACACAGGATGATAAGGACAACCTGTTCTATGAATCAGTAAACGGAAACCAGGAAGCATATGACTTCCTTCATTATCGTGCAAACGGTAACGGGGATAAGATGGAGTACGGCAACATCAATGACAAGTATTCTTCCGGTGCAGAAAGATTCATGCGAAAATCCGAAGTGGAGATGTTCAATTACCTTTGGGAGACCCAGGGCAAAGATGCTGCCATGCAGTATTACGATGGCTTAACTCCACAGCTGAATAAAAAGCTGTCTGCCGCAATCAGCGAAGAATATGCGGAGTGGACAAGAAATGAGCCGTTCATGGCCAACCTGATGTCTGTCGTCACGAAACCGTTTACTGCTGCCGCATCAGCAATTTCCCAGGGCCTTGATTTGGCAACCGGTCCCGGTATCGATGCAAATAACTCCAAGTATGCTTATTACAATTACGGCAACCAGGTAAGATCCACCACCACAGAAATGCTCCGCGAAATGCTGGGAGGCGAAGGATTCGGAGCGGACGCTGTGGATATGCTGTATAACGCAGGTATGTCTGCACTCGACAACGTCTACGGTGTCGCTCTTGGTGGAGCTGTAACCAAGGCTCTGGGCATAACTGGTGATGTAGCAAATAAGGTGAATGAAGCTGTAACCCTGGGTATCATGTCTACGGATGCGGCGCAGAATGCCACCCTTGAAAACATAAAAAGCGGCATGAACACTACGGACGCAGTCATGACTGGTCTTGCTTCCGGCGGCATTGAATTCCTAACTGAGAAGATAGGGCTGGACAATCTGTTTAACTCTGTATGGCAGGGCAAGGGAGCATGGGTTTCCTGGGCAAAGCAGATGCTGGCTGAAGGTGGCGAGGAATTGGTGGGCGACGCCATGAATGATGCTTTTGGCCTGATGTATGATCAACTGGTAGGACATGATGTGTCCGATTGGCGGCGCGAGATGAATGCCTACATTCTCGAAAATGGCCTGGCTCCATCCGATACGGATGAGGCTTTTTCCCATGTCTTTACAGAACATATGAAAAACTATGGCAAGGACTTTGCCTTGGGTGCCATTTCAGCTGCTGGTCTTGGATCTTATGGTACAGCAATGGAAGCCTATGGGCAGCATGCCACAAATGTAAATGCCAGAAACTTAGCTGATCTTGCGATCCTGACAAATCCTTCCATGGATCTGACGGACACCAATGTAGTGAACGCAATCATTCAGGAAGGAAAGAGTTTCGACCCTTCCTCTGCAGCATTCAAAAAAGCATCAAGGCTGGAATCTCTGCAGGCAACCGGATCCGGAATCTGGAACAGGGTATCCGAAGCGGAAGCCAGGGATCTGTATCAGACCATCGTGCAGGCCGAAGCAAACGGCGAACTGCGCCAGCCTTCCCTTGACGATCTGATCACGAATAGACTGATGCACCCGGATGTGCAGGCAGTAGAACCTACACAGCAGACAACCTCTGACCGGAATGCCGGCGAATTTGTCCGTAACCAGGGAACCGGAACTTATGAATTCCAAAGTGAACACAACGATGCAGTGAATTCCTTGCAGAACAAACTGCAGGCAGACAAGGACGCCAGAAGAGTAAATGACGCCATCACCGAAGCAATATCGAACGGTATGGATCCTGCCAAGGCACAGTCAGTAATTAAGAACTATGTCCAGAACAGTACCCTGATTTCTCAGGAGATGTACGACAATCTGCGTCAGGGGACATTAGAAGAGATAACCAGGATCCAGCAGAGGAACGCCGCAAGGGAAGGAAATAGACAGACAGCATTCCCAGGTCTGACTGCAAGACAGACCGCACCTACACAGACCGCGTTCCGTGGCAATACTGCGCTTCCTGCAGAACAGACTTCGAGGCAGACCGCTTTCCGTGGAAGCCTGGACCAGCGACAGCAAGATATTGCTACTGTCAACGAAATTGCAAACAACTACACGCAAAGCGGCTACTCCAACATTGGCAATGTATTCCGGAGTATGTACGATCCTTCGATCCCTGTAAATCAATACTTCAACGAAATGGGATCTGTTTACAATGCTGCCATGCAGGGACAGGAAACAATTCCGCAGACAGCATTTATTTCTCCTGCGATGCGGCAGGCTGCAATCAATGCAGCAGATATGGACCGCATGCAGACGTCCTTCCGGAACGCTGGAATAGAATTCAACCAGGACGCACAATATCGGCCACAGACAGCTTTTAATAATATAGATGAAGAACTGGAAGCCGAGACCGGAAACACGAATCCTGGGCAGACTGGTGGATCCAGGACGGCATTTACGCCGGGTGAATACGCTCCGGTTAGCAAGACCGAAGCGCAGGTTAATGCGGACATTGAACAGATCTATGATTATGCGAGCAAGGCCAGCGACCAGGGCGCATTGAATTATGCGGATGCTGTCGCTCAGAATTATACTGACGATATGGACGCAACACAGTTCCAGGCCGGAGCCGCTGCAATTTATCAGCAAGCGAAAAACGGTGTGGCATTAGAAGAAGTGATGCTGCCTAAGAGTAGTCAGGCGTATATTGGCAGTGACATAAAAGAAGCTATTTATAATGCAGCAATTGAGGATATAGAGGAAGGAGCGACTTATGAAGAATCAGGAAACGTATTTGTACCTGGAAGCAGCGAACGGAATGACCGTCCGGGTACCGCAGTCCAAGGCGAAAGAATGGAAAGCGGAGCAGGACAAACTGCGTTCACAGGGCGTAACATCACAGAAAATGCAGGATCTGAAAGCACAAATGGCTACCATCTTACAGGGCAGACAGCAACCGCAAAATCGTTAGGTATTAATGACGGAACCACACAGAATACGGTACAGCTTGTAGAACTGGATGATACTCCGGACAACCGGAAGATCCAGGCACTTGTAAAGAAATATAATAAGAAAGTGGTAGCCTTTGTTGGCAACAATCTGTCATTAGCCGAAGACGGCGAAGCGCGTGCCGCCATTAAGGGCGACACCATATATCTGCGCGTGGATCATCCTACCTTCTCTCCGTATACGCTGGTCCGGCACGAAGTCATGCACGCAGAGCTGGCTGCCAATAAAGCCAAGAAGATCAGCACAATCATGAACCAGCTGCGAAAGACATTCGGCAATCGGTTCATCAACGAGACGCTAATCCCAGCATATCAGGAGGCACTCCCTGGTATGTCTCTTGATGATGTGAAAGAAGAAATCGTATGCGATATCTATGGTGAGATGAACATCTGGAAGATGGATGATCTGCCCGGAATGAAGGAAGCATACAATGGTTTCCTGAGTGAAGCCGCCAAGATTGTATATCAGACAGTTAATGAGATTAATGCTACTGCCGAGGCCGTGGATGAAGTGCGGAATAATGGGCCGCCCACAAAGCAAAAATTCTCTATGGATACCCCAGTCGAAGAAACCGGCAAGCTGATTGCTTTACATAACTTGTCTGCATCAAAATTGGAAAAGACCTTGTCTCTTGGCGGCTTTCCAATGCCTTCTATTGCTGTTACCAAGACAGACATTCCGCATACCAACTTTGGCGACATTACTCTGGTAATGAATAAACTTACCGTGGATCCAAAAGTAACAAAACGAAACACGGTATATTCTGCGGATGCATGGACACCTACTTTTCCTCGTATAGAATATGAAGCGAATGAAAAAACTATTAAAAGAACGAGTGAATTATTCCATAGAATAGAAAGACAGTTTGGAAGAGATGTGGCTGACCCTGCATATAATCTTGTCTATGACATGGAGCGGGAACTTGAGAGGAATAATGGCGTACAGGGATTGATCGAGTCATATAACAATGATCCCAAAATGATGAATCTGTTCCTTGCAGATACGACAGGAGAACCAATCAAAACAATTATGCGGAAGACTACAACCAGAATGTCTGATGCGGAACTGAAAATAGCGAGGGAAATGACTTCTGTTTTGGGGGAAGAAAAACTGGCTGAAGCTGCTAACAATGCCGGTGTTGGAAGACCAAGGTGGATCAGGAACAATATTGAATTTATAGAAGAATCTATAAGGAAATATCTTAAAACTGCCGGTTTAAATGACGATGCCATTGAAAATGTGATGGATAGTTATTCAGCAAACCAAATGTTTAAAGACTTTATTCGTCCGGCAGTAAGAGTTTATAGAGGACTAACAGAAGTAACTAGCGAAACCGCGGATATACTAGGAACAAATAAAGCCATAACGGAAGCAACTAATAAGGAAGATTATGAGAACTGGTTGCATAATCTGTTAGATGATGCTGTGAAAAGTACCGGATTATACAACGGAAAAGACTATTATACTCCGTCTGGAAATAGAAAAAGTTTTTCTGCTACACATTTTCCGGTAACATTGGAGAACATTGTTAAGGCTATGCGCGCGGAAAACGAAGGCAACACTAAAAATGTTGCCGGATTCAACGGCGTGAAAACTCTTCGTGCCGGCACTGCCAAGCGGTTTTCTAGTGTCGCAGAAATGCACAAATATGAAGGCCGGTTACAGAATTTGCCAGAGGAAAAGTTTGATGAAATTGCAGAGGCTCTTCAGGATAGAATGTATACCATCATGGATCGCATCATCAATGCAAATCCAAAAACTGCAAGTTCTAACCATTACATTGCATTTGATAATGTTGGCAATGTCATGATGGAAATCGCCGACAGTCAGATGTATACCATTGACAATATTGTAAAAACTTTCAATAAGTATTCATACAATATCAACAATTCATTGGCACAAGATGTCAAAGAATTATTATTCGATGTTTCCGAAATGCCTACCAATATGTTTGAAGCGAAACCAGAAAGAGTAGTTGGTTTTGATGAAGTGTTGGCGGCGGTTGTTCCGTCTAACACATCACAGGAACTGATCTCACAGTTGAACGCTGCCGGTGTGTCCAATGTAATGACGTACGAAGAGGGCAACAACGAAGACCGATTAGCAAAGGTGAATAGTGTTGAGAATGCTAAATTCAGCACCGAGGTAAATTCCGATGCTTTCAACCAGCGGTACATGGAACTGGCACAAGATCCGGAAGCGAATGAAGCGGAACTCCAGCAGATGGTGGATGAAGCGGCAGCTGCGGCTGGATATAACTACAAAGGATACCATGGAACGGACAGAACGTTTACAGTATTTAGACCTGGAAAAGCGCTTGGCTGGGGTATGGGTATTTATGCTGCGAGTGATGTAGAAGATGCGAAAAATTACGGGAAGAATGTAATGCCTGTTTATCTGAAGATGAATAAACCGTACACTGGTCAGACTCTTGATGCAGAAAACACACAGGCGTTTAAAAACTACGTTAACGATTACTACAAAAGAATTGCGAAGAATGAATACATCACAGTGGAAGAAGCAATGGAAGACTGGCCGTCCCCTACGGTTGAAGATATGGTAACTGACGAAAATGTTAATTATCTAAATGATGCTTTAAGGGAACTTGGTTTTGATGGCATTATGATGGATGGAAGTAACGATATCACCGGTACGGAAATGGTTGTTTTTGATCCGTCCCAAATTAAGTCCTCAGATCCTGTTGTGTATGACAATGATGGAAACATTATACCTATTGAACAGAGATTTAATACTTACAACGATGATATCCGCTATTCCAGAGAAGTAAGCCCGACTGCAGAAGATAATGAATACTTAAAAGCCCTACAGCAAAACGATTTCAAAACAGCTCAACGAATGGTAGATGAAGCTGCAAAGAACGCCGGATATGATTCTCCGAAGATCTATCATGGAACCGGTAAATTTGGATTCACTGCATTCGACATGAACAAGCTGGATGATGGTATTTCTATATTTGCAACAGATAGTCTTGAAACAGCCAAAACTTATTCCGGCGAAACTGATCGTCAATTCCTTGGCACACATGATACAAAAGCTGCATTAGAAAGTTTGTCAACGCGAGATATGCTTGAATTGATTAAAGATTATTCTCATAAATTCGATAATTATGTGATTATGCCAGATGATGCAAGGGATGAGATTAAATATGAAACAAGGGAAGAACTTCAATATATTTATTCTGCCTTGGAATCATACTTCAATTCGCACGCTGATGAAAATACGGATATGGGAGATGATTCTCTTTCATCAAAGTACGAACAATCCGTTTTGTCTGCAATACAGAAAATGACAACTGCACAAAATGATGACGATCTGTACAATGCTATGGATGAGATTAATGAAGCAAACAATATGTTTTCTTATATTCATTCATGGAGCAGCAAGCAAGCATATGTCAGCAGTTATTGGCTCGATGATATCTATAGATTTAATAATAAACTTCATGACCTGATGTATCCAGGAGATATGATTTACAATCCAGATACTTTTGAATACGGGTTTGATAATGATTTGTACTTTGTTCTACTTGACCACCTTGGCCGAGGCGTTTATGGACTTTATGGAAGAACAGGCAAACAGCTTGCATTTGATGCACAAAACAGGAATTGGAACAACTTAATAGCGCCTCAAGAACTAGGATTAGACGGAACCGTTACTACAAGAGAAGTTGCATCTGCGGCAAAAGCGTTAGGCTATGACAGCGTATTGTTTAAAAACATCAGAGATAATGGAGGACAAACGGCATATAACGGATTCAGTAATGTATATATTTTCTTCAATGGAAATGATCTGAAATCTGCTGACCCTATCACATTTGATAATTACGGTAATGTAATTCCTTTGAGCGAGAGATTCAATTCTAAAAACGATGATCTCCGCTACAGTCGTGAAACAAGCAGCGGCGCATCCCTAGACAAAACCATGGATAGCGTGGCCACCGATCTGGAGAAACGTGTGCGTCAGCTGGAAAAAGAAAACCGGAAGCTGACCAGGGAATATGAATTCTCTAAAGCCCAGGCAGAACTGACTGCACATACTCCGGAGAGTGCTGCATGGCGCGAACATAAGTCCGTGATCAGCGAACGCGATGCCCGGAAAATGGCGAAGAACCTGATTGATGTATACGAAGGAACCATCAAAGCGGACGATATTGTTGCAGACCTGCAGTATTGGGGAACCTATCTGCTGACCAATAGAGGCGGCCGGCAGACCTATAGCAATGTGAACCGGGCTTTGCTACCTATTGCAAAGAAACTGATTGAAAGCGCACAGGCTGTAGTTGAGTCTGATGGTACTGACATCATGCGCGACATCAAAGCAACAACCATCAAAGTCAGTCCGCGAGTAGCTGCAGACATTGGTGACTATAACGAGTGGCGAAAGAAACATTTCGGCCGGATGAATATTTCTACTGCAAAAGGTATTGATGTGACGGAATACTATCAGATGTTACATGAGCAGTGGGGATCCGCGTTCCCGGAAGAGATTAACACAGCAACGGACCAGCTGCTGTATATTGCGGACTTCGTTGACAACTATGTTCCGGAAACGCAGAACCCGTACTCTTTTGATATGGCCGGAGCTACCCAGGCGGCAGCCTTGGATATCTTTAATTCCCTGCTGGAAGCACCGACCAGTGAACCCACGCAGGCAGATATTCAGACCGGAGAAGTAATAAGCCGGATCCAGGAGAAGGCAGAGAACCGGTATCAGGCAGCACAGAGAAGATCTGACAAGAAGATTGAACGCCTGCGGAATGAGAATAAGGCCCGAATGGATGCACTGCGCGAACGTGCGAGAACCAGTAAGAACCGACAGATCCAGCAGATTAAGGATCACTATAAAGAAGTTGCTGAGAACCGGAGAGCAAGGAAAGAAGACAGTGATGCCCGGAAGAAACTTCTGAAGATTGCCCAGAGATTAGACCGGATGAAAACCACAAAGGCCAATAAGGCTCTGATCAAGGACTTGATTGGAGATCTGGATCTTGTAGCTGTCAGACTGACTTCGGGCAAGGCTGATAACCTGCAGGCTCTTAGTGCCTGGTATGAGAGTGAAAAGGAAAATAATCCTGATTTTGTAACCAGACACGACCTGATTGGTAAACAGCTGGCAAGGCTGTCGCAGAAACATATTGCAGATATGACACTGGATGATGTCCGGGAACTGACCGATGCGCTGAAGGTACTGGAAACAACGATCCGGACAGAGAAGCAGCTGATTGGTGTCGATGACGCTAGAGATACCCTTCAGATGGGTATGCAAATTATCAGGGATATTGATAATTCTCCCGGGACAAAGAAGGGATTGTGGCGCAATATCGATACTCTCATGGTGCAGGGAACACTGTCGCCGACAAGATTCATGCATCGTCTGACCGGATACGTAGAATCGGATCCTCTGTATCAGGCAGTAGCCGGCGAGCAGGGCCTTGCAGGTGGACAGAGAAGAATGCTTGACTACCAGAAGAAAGCCGGAGACCTGTTCAAGGAATGGCTGACGGATAAAAAACTGATGAAGTCCTTGACCGGCACAAAGGCACAGCTGTTGGAGTACGATGTACTCACTGCTGACGGACAGCAGAAACGGATCCAGCTGACGCCGGCAATGCGAATGACTCTTTACCTGGCATCGAAGGACCAGGGATGGATGGAACACATGTGTGGAAGAGATACACCGAACGGACATATTGCCGGCGGTGGAATCACTCTCCCGGATATGAAGTCTTACATGAAGGGGAATATCTCTGATGCATATGGAAGCAATACCACCAAGGTAAAGGTGACTAAGAGTTTTCTTAATAAACTGGCAGCAGACATGACTGCCCAGGAACGTGCCTTCGCTGACGCAATCCATGACTACTTCAATGGCATGTCTAAGGACTACCTTAATGAAGTATCGGAGCAATTGCTTGGATGCCCAATTGCAAAAGTGGGCGATTATTTGCCGATCAGCGTTGACAAGAACTTCCTTGGCGCGGAATATGGAGCCATTAAATTTGATGGAACCATTGAAGGAATGGGTAACCTGAAAGAACGTCAAGGCAGTAAGAAGCCTGTCATCGTCCGTGATATTACAGACATCCTGAAGCAGAGCATTGAATCCACTTCTAAATATGTTGGGCTGGCAATTCCGATCCGAAACATTAATAAACTGATGGGCGTCACGCTTGGACACTTCGATTCTAACGGCGTGTACCAAAACTTTGAAGGATCTGTACTGGAATCCATAACAAACAAATGGGGTGACAAAGCAAAGGGATATGTCGAGAAGATGATCTCTGACCTGCAGACGCCAAACAATAATCAGGAAGATCTGGAGAAGACCTTTGCTAAAGTCCGGAGCAAATACGCCGGAGCCGTTCTGACATTGAACCTGTCAGTAGCAATGAAGCAGGCCGCATCCTATCCGACCGCTGCCGGCGTTTTGGGATGGCGTCCGCTTGTGCAGGCCTTCCGGGATAACGGACATGTAGACCTGGATCTGATTGCTAAATATACGCCGCTTCAGTGGTACAGAACCAAAGGATTCAGCACTCAGGAATTGGGCGACATTCAGAATCAGAACAACTTCTTTGCGAACCTGCCGAAGGGCCTGAACTGGATCCAGGGCGTCGATCTGCTGACGACACGGAAGCTGTGGAAAGCATCCGAGTTCTATGTCCGGAATAATAATCCCGGATTGTACAAGAAGGGAGCCGGTATCCACGGACAGAGCGATGCATACTACAGAGCAGTAGCTGATATCTACAATCAGGTGATTGAAGAAACACAGCCGAACTACACCAGCCTGCAGAGGCCGGAATACCTGAGATCTAAGTCCGGAGTAGTGCAGACGCTGATGATGTTTAAGACGCAGCCTATGCAGAACTTCAACGTGCTGTATGACGCAATTGGAAACTTCAAAGGAAAGAAAGCACAGCTGCAGAATAATGCTGACAGCGTAGAAGCGCAGGCACAGTACGCGGAAGCCAAAAAGAAACTGAGCCGTGCAATCACTTCCCAGATTGGACAGCTGGTGACCTTCGCAGCAATGACAATGCTGTGGAATCTGTTCCGGAGGAAAAAAGAAAAGTATACCGATAAAAACGGAAACTTCAGTTTCGATGTTATGGCCCAAAACATGGGCAAGGATATTGGGTCCGGCATTTTTGGTATGTTGCCATTCGGATCTGATGTGTGGTCCTTAATCAGTTCCCTGGCTTTCGGTGATACTTATTACGGATTTGAATCCGTGACAGACTCCGCGCTGGGTGATATGGGATCTGCAATTAAGACAGCCTGGGACGCAGCAAGCGACATTCTGACTTCCGGTGAACCGTTTGACTTTACGAAGTATAAGAAGAAATTGAAGACCGTTGCGTCTGCTGTCAGCAAAATGTTCGGTATACCGTTTGATAATATTTACAACACAATCACAGCAATGTATAAACGTGGGCGCGATGTGTTTGATGATCCGTATGACGCAGACCTGTATGCGCTGGCCTGGGATCTGGATCCGGCAGCTAATCAGAAAGCATTTGCGGAAGTAGGATACCGGGCATACCAAAACGGCGACAAAGAGAAGTACAATGAAATCTGCAATACGCTTGTTGATGAATTCGGATTTGATCCGGAGAAACTATCAAAGAGCATGAAAGATCTGTACGCCGTTCAGTACGCAACTGATCCGAAGAATGTGACGTACAGTGAATCCTATCAGCATCTGCTGGAGCTGTCCCGGACAAACAACAAAGAATATCTGGAAGAATATCAAAAGATGATTGACATGGGATTCACCGACAAAGCAATCAATGACGGAATTGAAGGTATCCTGAAAGTGGAGCAGGGCGTTGATAAGGTAACCGATCTGGAAGAACGGTTCATGACTCCGGCCGAACTGGAAGAGCAGGAATCCCTGCTGAAACCGATCCGGCAGTCCAGCGTATATAAGAGTGCGTCCCCTGCAGACAAGCAGAAGCTGGAAGAATATGCGATGACATACGACAGCAGTAAGGCCGCCGGCTGGACAAAAGGCAAAGAAGCTGTTGACGCTGGGCTGTTGACTTACAACGATTACATGAAATTCCGGTTAGCCCTGGACAAGGTTGATCAGCCGACTGAATCCGGTAAATATGGATCCTATACTAAGGATGAACAAATAGCGGCTATCAATGAAGTAGGATGGTCTGATGATCAGGCGGCGAAGCTGTGGGATTACCTGCCCAGCACAGCCAGCAATCCGTACCTTTCCGGGAAGCCGCAGGAAATTTTCGGGAAGCCTGTAGTGGAAGAAGAAACAACACCTTCCTGGCGAAAAGAAGCACAGGAGAAAAAGACATCCGGTAAGGACTGGATCAAGAGCATGACCCACCCGGAAGAAGAGAAAAAGCAGGAACGTCAGTCAGGAACTGTACAATCTTCTTGGTTAAGTGGTTATGATTGGGATCCGGAAACCGGTACACTTCAGATCCAAGCGAACGGACGATGGTACACGCACCACGTGACGCAGGAAATTTTTGATGCCTTTATGGCCGCACCTAGCAAAGGATCTTATTACAGCAGAGTCATAAAATACTATTAAAAAAGAAACGCCCCTGGATTTCTCCAGGGGTATTTCTTCTGCAACAAGCCGAGTTTCAATATTTACTATAAACCAATTTGTATAAGCATTATACCATACCTGTCACAAAACTGGAACACTAACCACGACAAACGGCTTAAATTCAATGCTTTAAAATGCAATATATTCATTCACAACAATTTCTACTGATCCTTAGAAAATAGGCGTTAAGCCCTGATTTTACTGGGTTTGCTGCTGTTTCAAGTAGTTACAAGTAGTCCCTATAAATAGCCGTCTGTGACACTGTTTTGGCACACTTTTGGAACGCTACACGACTTCCTGCCGGAGCAGTTCGATGTCTTCTTTCTCTTCAATCAAATGGCTATACGTCTTTAAAAACATCGTTTCTGAATGGCCCATGTACTCAGCCTTTTTCTTCATGCTGACTCCCGGCATGTAATAGAGCAGGCTGGCTTTATTATGCCGGAAGGTATATAAGGACAGGTTTGTTGCCCGGATGTAATAAGTCCCACCCATGGCGTAATTAATCTTGAGGACTATATGAAGTGTCATGTTCACCATTTCATTCCGCTTCAGAAGTGTCCCTTCAGAATTTGTGAATAAGTACATCCGCTTGCTGGGCAGTTTGTTCCAAAAGGAGTCCGGAATAGGCAACCGCCTGGTGACGCCGGTTTTAGTAGTCTTAATGATAGGCAGGTTGTCTTTATGTGTCAGGGCCTTGTTGATCGTCAGCATCCTGGTTTTCCGGTCAAAGGAGCGCATATCCAGGGCATACGCTTCCCCTGGCCTCAGTCCGAACTGAAGAAGGATATCGACCATCAACCGCTCGTCCGGCGTGAACTTCGCAATCTTAATAGCATCCAGTTCCTTCTGTGTTAACGCTCTGCGAACGGATTTGCCCTTTTTCGGACGTTTTAACCTTTCGGCGATGTTCTTCTGGACTACGCCGTCAAAGACAGCATTCCTCCATATAGACCCCATCAGGGACGCTAATTTCTCGCAGGTAGTTGGATGGCTCCAGTCGTTAGCGATAATCTGCTGTAAGTCTGTCCGGATGATCTGGGACATCTTCATATATCGGACTGGCTCCATTTTTTTCAGCATCTTCTCATAACTGGTCTGCGTAGCCGGTGCAAGATGTGAGCAGTTCGCATTCCACCACTTTCTTTCATACTCATCGTATGTCATTCCGGATGGGTTGCATTGATTGGCAAATTCAGCCCTAAGATCATTTTCACGCTGTCGCAGTTCCTGCGTGCCGTTGGCGTAGATCCTCTTCCGGATCCGCTTGCCGGTCATCGGATCGTAGCCGAGGCTGATTTGTTTTGACAACTTCTTTTTTGACATTTTGTCTTGTTTCTCCTTTCCCGTTTGCAAAAGGAGATGTATAATAAAAATGCCGGATATCCATAAAGCAAATCTCCTTTCAACGATATTGTTTTTTTATCTGGTAAAACCCATATTGGTTGCACCCATATCCAATTATTACAAGCGAAGGACCTGTGTCGGAGCAGGTCCTTTTGCTGTTTATTCAATAGCATTGTCGAGTTCTATAAGCACCTGAAGCAGAAGCAGCTTATCTTCTGTCGGCAATTCGGAAACCATCTGAGCAACTTCCTCATCGGATAATAAATCATTCATACTGTCATCTCCTTCTCAGATTCTTTCATCCCGGAGTAACGGTATGATAATTATTAAGCTGTCCAATAAACTACTCACCAAGACTCTTTAGAAATTGGATGAGTGCTTTCTTCTTTTCGATGGACAGCTTCTTATACAGCTTCATGATCTGAAGATCCAGGTTGTCAAGATCCATACTAGAGGGAGGCTCTTCCCTGGTTCGTTTCATTGGAACATCGTAACCCATCAGCCAGGCTTCTGATACATTAAGATATTTGGCAATTTCGTACAGCCTGTCGATTGGCATGTTCTTGGATTTTCCACTAAGATACTGGCTCATTGCGGAACTAGGAACTCCTACGTCTCTTGTCAGATCTACGCTTTTCTTACCGGCCAGGTCCATTGCGAGTCTAAGCCTATCTTTGATTTCGTGCATTCTCTCGTTCATAAAATCACCTACTTCTTTATATATATCTCCACGCTGATCATACTCAAATTCTTGATAAAAATCAACACAAAATGTTCAAATGCTTGAAAATAATTGTTGACACACATAACAGGAAGGTGTATATTCTTGGTATCTCAAGAAATTGAGAAATACAGAGAAAGGAGTATGATATGTCAAAGTTCGATTTCAGTAAACTTGAAGGAAAGATGATTGAAAAATACGGATCACGTAGAGCATTCGCAAAAGCCTACGGAGTAACGGAGAATACAATATCGAGGAAACTTAATGGACATACAAGATTTTCTACTGACGACATCGAAAAGATGTCATCACCGGAGTTTTTGGATATCCAGCCTAAGGAGTACCCGGTATATTTTTTTACCCCAAAATCTCAATAAGTTGAGATTTTACAGAAAGGAATTGGATATGGAATCTAAAAAAAACTACGTAAGCATGAAACGATTCTGCCGGGAAACGGGATTCCCCCTGAAGTCCATGCAGAGATTGGTTCACAGCAGATTGGCCGGGGAGTTTACCTTCCGGACTTCCGGAGCAGTGAACTCCGTCATCTACATAGATGTACAGCGGTTCCAGAAACTGCTGGAGTCCGGGGAAGTGAGTGAGGTGCTGGAGGCATGATGAAAGTACTTGTGGCTTGCGAGGAAAGCCAAAGGGTATGCACAGCTTTCCGGGAAAGAGGCTTTGAGGCATACAGCGCAGACATATTAGAGCCTTCTGGTGGACATCCTGAATGGCACATCCTTGGGGATGTTATTCCAATACTGGGGGGGTTCTGTAGCTTTACAACAATGGACGGGAAACCGCATGACATTGATGGCAAATGGGATCTGCTTATTGCACACCCGCCATGCACATACATAAGCAACGCGGGCGTCAGATTCCTATATCCTAACGGTAAAGGAATTTTGAACGAAGAACGGCTGCGTAAAGGTATCGATGCGACGCATTTCTTTTTACGCTTTTGGTACGCTGACTGCGACTGCATAGCGGTGGAGAATCCAATCCCGTCCACGGTATACGGATTACCGAAATATGACCAAATCATTCAGCCGTATATGTTCGGGCATCCGTTTCAGAAGAAAACTTGCTTATGGCTGAAAGGGCTGCCGGAACTGACGCCGACAGACCCTATACCAAAAGAACAATGTCAAAGCACAAAGATTGCGGGGAATTGGTTTAATCACGGGGGCAAAGAGCGTCAGGGCAACAGGGCAAAGACTTTCCCCGGAATTGCAAAAGCAATGGCTGACCAATGGGGAGATTATTTATTAAAGGAGATTGAAAGATGAAATCGAAATTATTCGTGATCGTATCGATCCTGCTGATGGCTTATCTGATCATCATCTTTGTTGGAGATGTGATCGAAGAGAACAAGCCGGATGCAGAAAAGGCCATTGCTCACAGCATTACAGAACGGCCAGTTTATGAATGCTGGTGGGCAGAATAAACACGAAAGGAGATTTGGACGGTGATTAAATACGAAGGCGAAGCAGTTGAGTTAAATGGAAAGCTGACAAAGCTGATGAGCGAGGCGACAACAATCGTGCAGGTTGTTGCTCTTCAAATCGATAAGACAGAAGACGAGGCTGAAGCCGAAAGGCTGAAAGTACTCTTTTCGGATTCGCTGATTGATGCCATCTATCTGGATCCGGAAGAGTTCAGAAAAAAGATAAGGGAAAAACTGCTTGACGAGATTGTTAACGCTCTTGAAAGGAGTGCGGACGATGGTAACGAAGAAGATTCTGAACAGCCGTGAAGAATGGCTGGAAAATCGGAAAAATTATATCGGTGGGTCCGATGCTTCTGCCATTGTTGGGATGAATCCCTACATGAGTAACCTTGAACTGTGGCAGATAAAGACCGGGCTGGTGGATCCGGAAGATATCTCTGATAAGCCTTATGTGCAGTACGGAACCCAGGCAGAAGACTATCTAAGGGAACTGTTCAAGCTGGATTTTCCTCAATACGAAGTCCTGTACGAAGCCAACAACAGCTACACCAATGACAAGTATCCCTGGGCAGCAGCTTCACTGGATGGTGTCCTGATCGAAAAAGAAACCGGAAGAATGGGGATCCTTGAGATTAAAACAACCAATATTCTGCAATCCATGCAGCGCGAGAAATGGCATGACCGGATCCCGGACAACTACTACATCCAGGTTTTATGGTATTTGATGGTTACAGAATATGATTTTGCAATCCTGAAAGCGCAGCTTAAATCCGAGATCGATGGCTTTCCATACCTGCAGACAAAGCATTATCTGATCGAGAGAGAAGAGGTAGAGGACGATATAAAACTGCTGGCTACGGAATCAGAGAAGTTTTGGAAATATGTGAAAGAAAAGAAACGGCCAGGTCTGATCCTGCCGGGAATTTAGAAAGGAGATTACATGAAAAAGAACAACATCAATTTTACGCTGGAAGATCCGGCATTTGCTCCGGTGATCATGAGCGCCGATGACGCGCTGGGTTCTGTGATTGAATTTATCGCAGAAGGGAAAGGTGATGACGGATCCGTCACAATCAAAATCAAACTTGAGAAGGAAATGTTCCTGGATGGCTACAACAAACGGCGTGACGGAATCAAGATTTCCTACACCGTCAATAGCGCAGTTCAGACCAAGTCTACGTATAGCGCGGATATTCCTACCGGACAGATGATGCTCTGTGAGTCTGACTATGAGGGATGGACGCTGATGCAGGCACCGGATCCGCAGATGACCATTGATGATATTTCACAGTAATTGGAAGGGAGATAACCATGGAATTAGTAGTAAAACAGATACCTAAGATTGAACCGATTCAGTTTAACTTTGACGAACTGAAGGAAGAATTAACAGAGTCAGTAGTTCAGTATAAGACGATGGTATACACCGCCGACACCATCAAAGAAGCAAAAGCGGACCGGGCAAAGCTGAACAAGCTGAAGAAGACCCTGAATGACGAGCGGATCCGCCTGGAAAAGGAATACATGGGGCCTTTTCAAGACTTCAAGGACAAGGTCGGTATCCTCTGTGAGATCGTGGACGATGCTTCTCACGCCATCGATAAGCAGGTGAAAGATTATGAAGAGCTGAAGAAGGAAGAGAAGCGCGCGCAGATCGCAGAGATCTTCCAGACATCCTTTGATGATTCATATCACTGGCTGATGCTGGATCAGATCTGGGATGAGAAGTGGTTGAATGCTACCTGTCCCGTCAAGAAAGTAGAAGAAGCTATGGCTGCTATCCGAAGCCGGATCGATGCGGACCTGCAGATGCTGTCAAGGCTGCCGGAATATCCTTTCGAGGCACAGGAAACATATAAGAAGTCACTTAAGTTAGATGACGCTCTTTGGCAGGTGGATCACCTGAAGCAGATTGCGGAAGCGAAGAAGGCTGCGGAAGCCGCCGCTCCGCAAACGGAACCGCAGGAATCCGAGCCTGTTCAGGTGACTATGAAGGAAATCATGGATTTGGACAAAAAGCCGGATATGGGCGAATTAGAGGCCAAGACGGAGATATGCTTCCGTGTATACGTAACCATGGAAGAAGCAATAAAGCTCAGCCACTTCATGAAGGCAGAGGGAATACAGTTTGAAAAGATCTGAAAGGAGATAAATCATGGCAGTACAAAATCAATTAGCAAGGAACGGACAGCAGAGAATGGGTATCGCAGCCTATATGTCCAATCAGGCCGTTCAGGCACAGATCAACAGCATTGTTAAAGACAGTAAGACATTTATAACATCCGTGGTATCCGCAGTTCAGACGAATCCGGCACTGCAGGAATGCACAAAGCAGAGCATCCTGTCAGCCGCTCTTCTCGGCGAAGGGTTGAAGCTCTCTCCATCTCCGCAGCTGGGTCATTACTATATGGTTCCATTCAAGAACAACAGGCAGGGAGTAACGGAAGCACAGTTCCAGCTTGGATACAAGGGATATATCCAGCTGGCAATCCGCTCCGGGCAGTACAAGAAAATCAATGTACTGGCAATCAAGGAAGGTGAACTGATCCGCTACGATCCCCTGGAAGAGACTATCGAAGTAGATCTGATTGACGATGAAGAAGCCAGGGAGAAGGCTCCGACCATTGGCTACTATGCGATGTTTGAATATACCAATGGCTTCCGGAAATCCCTTTACTGGAGCCGGCAGAAGATGGAATCCCACGCACTGAAATACAGCAAAGGCTACGCCGCGCATAAAGGCTATACCTTCTGGGAGAAGGACTTCGATGGCATGGCCATTAAGACCATGATCCGGCAGCTGATCAGCAAATGGGGAATCATGAGCATTGAAATGCAGCAGGCCTATGAGGCTGACCAGGCAGTTATACGTGAGGACGGATCCAAGGACTATGTTGACATGGAAGAGATCCAGCCGGAACCGGAACCGCAGCCACAGCCGACAACAACGCCAATGCCAGAACCAGCAACCAATGAACAGATGTCTGTAGAACAGGCATTCTTCGGTAACTAAGACACCTTCATGGCAAGGAGTATTATCACGCGTAACTATAGACGATGCAGACGGGGAGCTGAAAAACAGGCTCCCCAGAAGGGGAAACCATGAAGAGCAAATATAAAGCGCAGAAAACCTATTTCGATGGGATCCGGTTTGATTCCAAGGCCGAAGCTAAAAGATATCAGAAACTCAAAACTGCCCAGGATACCGGCCTCATCTCGGACCTGGAACTGCAGCCAGAGTATGAGATCCTGCCGGCATACCGGAAGAACGGGAAAGCTGTCAGACGGATGGTATATCGTGCAGACTTTCGGTATCAGGTGGATGGCATGACAATCGTTGAAGATGTAAAGGGAGTAGAGACAGAGGCATTCAAGATCAAGAAGAAGCTGGTTGAATATTTCTATCCGGAGATCAGCATCACATTGGTGAGGGCTAAGTGATGAGCGAAAAAGGATGGATTTCAATAGACCGGAAAATCGTGGACCACTGGGTCTGGTCAAGTAAACCATTTGGGAAGGGTCAGGCATGGATCGATTTACTAATTATGGCAAATTATAAAGACCAGCCCTTTTACTCCGGGGGAAAGATTATTGACGGGAAAAGAGGCGTTGTTTACAGAAGCCTGAAATCACTTGCTGAACGATGGGGATGGGACAGGAAGACAGTCCGTGGATTCTTGAAGCTACTTGAAGGTGACGGAATGGTAGCTATTGAAAGTACAACGCAAGGGACAACGATAACCATTGTAAATTACGACAATTATCAGAATCACGGGACAACGAATAGTACAACGGAACGGTCAACAATTCCCCACCCAAACGGACAACGATGGGACAACCCAACGGACAACGATGGGACAACGATGGGACAACGGTTCCCCACATACAATAATTATAATAATTATAACAATGACAATAAGAATATAGGTATTGGCTATAACTATAGTTCTATGGCAGAAGCAGAAGGATCGGATGCACCGATTCCGTCAGACGACCTGCTGAACAGAATTATGACTGCCTGGAATGAGATTCCGCATGTGATTCCGATTAAGAGCATCGTCCCGATGACCATGAGATATGACAACTTGATACTGGCATTATCTATGGTTGGCGAAGAAGGAGTGCTAGAGGCTATCCAAAGTGTTAAGGATTCGGAATGGCTGGCGAAAAGAGGACATGTATATTTCGACCGTTGGATCGTACCGGACAGAATCGTGAGTTTGATTGAGGGAGTATACCAACAGGACTACAACAAGGAGGAAAAGACAGATGGATATGACTGGGATTTGTGACCTGCTGCAGACTATTGCCGTACATTATCCGTCTTTCCGGCAACATATCACTGACAAGAGCGGAAAGCTACATGCACCTGTCGCGCAGGAATGGTATCGGATGCTTGGATGGATGGACACAGATGATGCTTTACGCAGATTCGATGAATATATGGCCCAGCCGGATGGCAATAGGTTTGCTCCGGACGTGAAGTGGTTCCTGCAACAGAAGAACCAGATCCTTCAGCGAAAGTCTAGTGAGTGGCAGAATCCGCAGTACAACTTCGACAGGCTCGACCGACATGGCAGACTGACAGACGCAGAAGGCAGGCTGTACGCTTTCCCGGACCGGCCGGACGAACTCTATCACTACGATACTGCCGGCAGGATCCTGGACAGCAAGAATAATTTGGTGAGGTGAAAACAATGGGACATCCGAGGATATCGGAAGAGGTAAAAGACAAAGCAATTGAGTTAGTCAGAAAAGGCTACAGTGTACGGGAAGCCGGCAAGATGCTGGGCATCAGCGAGACTTCCGTGTACCGCTGGATCAGGAAAAAAGAAAAGGAAGAGGCAGTGAGGCCGAAGGAAAAACCACAGCCGGTTAAGAAGAATTTCCGGACGCGGTATGATCAGTCGAGATATTACATCAGCAGGTATTGAAGGGGGATGAAATGAAGATAGGCCTTATTGATGTCGATGGACACAACTTCCCAAACCTGGCACTCATGAAATTGTCTTCATGGCATAAGGCACAAGGCGATTCTGTCGAATGGTATGAACCGATGTTTTCCGGACATATGGACAGGGTATACATGTCAAAGGTTTTTACATTCACGCCTGACTATGAATACTGCATAGATGCTGACACGATTGTAAAAGGTGGTACTGGGTACAAGATGTATGGCAATGTACTGCCGGATGATGTAGAAAACACGTTTCCTGACTACAGCATATATCCGCAATATGATTATGCCATCGGATTTTTAACCAGGGGATGCATCCGGAAATGTCCATGGTGCATTGTCCCCAGAAAGGAAGGACAGATTCACGCAGTAAATACATGGCAAAACATTAAACGCCCGGACAGCAAAAAGATTTTGTTCATGGATAATAATGTTCTTGCTTGCGAACATGGAAGATTGCAGATGAAGGAAATGGCCGGAAGAACAGACATCCGCATAGATTTCAATCAGGGGCTGGACCATCGGCTGGTTGATGATGAAATGGCTGAGACTCTTGCTGCAATTCCTTGGATCAGGTTTCTAAGACTGGCCTGCGATACTGAGCATGATGTTCCGGCAGTTATTCAGACCGTTAAGTTGCTGGGAGGCAAAGGTCTGAAACCACACAGGATATTTGTTTATGCACTGATAAAAGACGTCGATGAGGCACATGCTCGGATCTTGGCTCTTAATTCTTTCGGCGTAGAAGTATTTGCACAGCCATATAGGGACTTTGACAGTGATTATGTGGATCCAATGGCAAAAAAACTGGCAAGGTGGGTTAACAATAAATATATTTTTCGATCGTGTACATGGGAAAACTATTTGAAGGGAGTGATTAAATGACACCAAGATTATTTTGCCTGATCCTGGGCTTTGCCATAGGTGCTGCGCTGATCGGTCTGATATGGATCGTTTGGTACGTGATCCGCAAGGAACCGGATCGGCTGGAGCATGGGCAAAGGACGAACCGGCCGGAGCATTGGATAATGCCAGAGAACAAGATCTTATTTGTGCAGCAAGGTGATCACTACGAGAAAGTAGAACCACAGTTGGCACGATATGGGGCCGACCAGGAACCGGCTGACTGGCTGAAGGAGACAGAAGCGGACAAAGCATTAATGGCTTGGAGAAATAAGTACATGAGGAACGCAGACCCGGAACCGGTAAAACGCAAACAATCCAAAGTCTCCCAAGCACGTCCTCTTTTTTTCGCTTCGTCGCATGGAATATATCCGCTGAATAATTGCTGTTGGCAAGAAAAACACGCAGATGAAATGATGAAGGACGAACTGGAAAAGATTTTGGAGAGGTGGAACGATGGAAAAGATAACTGAACAGGAGGACGAGTGATGAGTAATTTGCCATCAAAGCCGTTTAGTAACGGCACAGAATATGAAATCTTTTTGTACAACTATTGTGAGCAATGCAGAGCGTACAAACTGCGAGACGATGGATTCCCAGAGTTTCCAGAAAATGGTGGATGTCCGATATTGGATGCAATGGAAAACGCCAGATTCGATATATCAGCATTTCCATCAGATCATATCAGAGAATTGCATGATGCAGATACGGATGAAACAATCAGATGGCATGAATGTAATCGGTTCGACCCAGAGGATGAAAAATTAGCTAATGAAGCATTT